TTCTGCCGACTCCTTGCGGATGGCGTCGACATCAACCTTTTCCGGTGCGCTGATTTCGATGGCAGTGAGGTCGCCGCCGGCAGCGATGGCCGCCTGCAACTCAGCGGTGGTGCTGACTTTCGTCATGGTGTGTTTCCTCGTAATGTTCGCTGCCGGCTTGGACAGCTCGGTGATCAGGCCCTCAAGGGAGCCCAGTCGGTGGGCCAGCCCAGCGTCAACCGCCGCAGCCCCCACTCGAAGCCCGCCATGGTCACCCATGCCAGGTACGTGCTCTGCTTCCACCCCGAGGTTGCGCGCGACCTTGGCCACGAACACATCTTCCAGGGCATCCACCGTCTCCGCGACCTTGGCCCGGCCCTCTTCCGTGGAAATGTCCGGGCGCTTGTTCGGCGCGTTGCGGCTAACGATCTGGTAGCTCTTGCGGCCAGTCGCCTTTTCGCTATCGACCACGGCCTCCACGACAACCCCGACGCTACCGGCAATGCCGGTTTCGTCGATCACGATTTCGTGTGCGGCCGACGCGATCCAGTAAGCGCCGCTGGCCCCGCTGCCGCCGATGTAGGCAACGATGCGCTTCTGCGCCCGGCCGGCGTGAATCATCTCGGCCAGCTCGTTGATACCGCTGGCCACGCCGCCAGGGCTATCGATATTCAGCACGATCGCCTGCACCGCAGGGTTGTCCAACGCTTCGCGGATGTCCGTGGCCAGCACCTGGGTGCTGGTAGCGCCGCTTATTTCCGTGAAGAGGTTTGCGTAGCGAAAGATCGGGCCAATTACCGGCACCACGGCCACGCCGTTGCGGATGCTGACTGACTGGCTGTTGTCCAGCTTGCGGCCCAGCCGCGTTTCCAGCGCCACCGCGTCACCCATGCGCTCGGAGATCGCCAGCAGGCTCTCCAGTGCGTCCGGCAGCATCAGCCAAGGCTGAGCCGTGGCCAGCTCAAAAGCTCTTGGCATGGTTATTCCTCGTCTTCAGGTAGTTCGGACTCAGGGGCTTTCGGCACCACGGCGGCCACTGGTGCTGCTGTCGTGCCGTTCTGCTGCCGCTGCTTGATCTCCCGGGCCCGCTGGCGGTTAACCTGCTGCCAGGTCTCGCCGGACATGGCCGCGGTTTCCATGGTTTCGTTGCTGATACCCACATCGATGCGCTCGCGGGCTGCCTTCGCTTCCTTGAGCTCGTCGATGGCACCGCGCGCCGGGCCGATCCAGATGGCCTGGGTGTATGCACGGCGAAGTGCTGGGTCACGGTAGCCAGGCGCCCGTCGAACATCAGTTCATAGCTCGGCTGGCAGAAATCGCACACCAGCCACCAGCGGCGCATGGTGTAGAACCGCCAGGCCTGCAGCATGGCGGCGCGCGCGGCGCTGTAGCTGCTGCTGTAGTGCAGCATCAACTCTTCCAGCGGCAGTTCCAGCGCAGCACCAATTTCCTTCACGATCGCCGAGAAAAAGGGATCGAACTGGGCGTTGGGCCGGGCCGGGTTGGCCACCATTGGCTCTTCGCCCTGGGCGAGGTCGACGATTGCGCCCTCACCCAGTTCCAGCGGCGCTGGCCCGGCGTCGCCGCCGACCACGCCGTCTTCATCCCCGAACACCGGTTGGCCCTGCCCTCCGCTGTTGAAGTTGTCGCCCTTCTTGATGAACACGGTGAACATCGCCGAGATCACCGCCGCCATCAGCTCTGCACTGGCGTACCGCTCGAGCTTCTGTAACGGCTCAAGAATCGGCGCCAGGTAGGGCGCACCGCGCTTGAGGCCTGGGCGCTCCTTGTCGCACCAGATCTGCAGCACCCGGCGCCGGCCAGTCTCGGCGCCGAACACCTCGACGCGTTCCCAGCGCAGCGGGTACTTCAAAAACTTGTCGTCGGGATAGCCGTTGCAGATGTGATAGGCCACCGGGGCCCCGTAATCATCGAATTCGACGCCCTCTACCAGGCGTTCGCTATCTGGCTGACCGTGTGGATTCGAGACCCGGTCCGTCTCGATCAACTGCAGGCGGGTGTTGTAGACCGTGCCAGGGCGTTCAATCCAGGGTGTGGCCACAAAGCAGTCGCCACCGGTCATGGCCGAGACCAGCGCCAGCGCCTGCTGCTGGTAGTGGTTCAGTGTTGCTTCGGCGTCACACTCGCGCGGGTCGCCGGCGTAGAGCTCCCATTCCCGCTGAATCTGTGCGTTGAGCACATCGGCCTGTTCCTCAGTGAGGCCCAAGGCTTCATGGTCGACCTGGGGCCGGCAAATGAGGCCGGTCCCCACTACGTTGGTGCGGGTGCGCACGACCGCCGCGCGGGCGATCAGGTGGTTGCGCATAGCATCCCGCGAGCGCGCCACCAAAGTTTTGCGCTCTGGCGAACTCAAATCGCGGTTGGGGCTGCCCAAGAACGGGATCCAGCTCGACATGCTGCGCAACATGCGCGAAGCGCCGCGCCAGCGTGTTTCACTGCCGCCACCGCCGCCCTGGGCGCGGGGCTGGCTCTGCACCAGGCCAGTAACAGCGCGTGTGGCATCCCGCACCATCCGCTCTTCTGGAGTGGTACGTGTCCACCATGCCATGTCAGATCCTCATGTAGCTGATTCGGTTGCGGCCGCGAGCGCGGTTCGCTTCGGCGGCGACATCCGCCGTGTAGGCCACTTCAAGCTTGCGCAGCGCCCCCAGGTCAGCCCGGGTTACTTGGCGCTCGCCATATCGAACGCTCTGGCCGCCCTTCAGGATCTTGTCGATTGCATCCTGTACGGCGGCCAGGCGGGCCTGCGCTGATGTGTTCATGCTCATCCTCTTACCCGGCTACGGGTGCCTCGTTGTGGTACAGCGCGCTTGGCGCCGGCGAGCAATTCAAGATCAAGGCCGAAACGTTGCTGGCTGATGCGCAGTGCCGCTATGGCGTAAACAAAGCAGTCGAGTGCCTCGTTTCGCCGGCCCTTGGCCGTCCAGCGATACTCCCGCCTGCCCTTCACGATCTTCAGTTCTTTGGTTTCAGCGGTGAGCTGCTTCAGCTCGTCTTCGCTGCAGATGTCGTCGTTTGCCGGCAGGTGGACGCAGCCCGGTACCGGCTTTCCGGAAGTGTCAGGCTGAATCTTGAGCCGGCTGTAAATCAGTTCCTTGGCGTTTTCGGTGCCGACCTCTACCAGGTAAACCTTTTTCGCGTTGCGCGACTTCGGCCAGGTGGCAACCGGCTTTCCAGGAACGTTCGCACCCTTCACCGGTATAACCCAGGTATCGCCCAGGGCGCGGCTTTCGGCATAAACCTCGTCGGTGTAGTGACCGCCGGAGTCCCAGCACCACCGCTCGACGCCCATTTTGGCGCCGTCGCCACGCACGTACTGTTGACGAACCTTGAGCCGTACCTTTTTACGCAGTTCTTCGCTGGCCGGGTCGCCCATGAGCACCCATTTGTCTACAAGCCACGCCTCTTCGCCGAGGCCGATGGCCCAAACACGGCCTTCGTAGCGGTCGTCTTGGGTGTCGATGGCCCCCATCAAGGTCAGCCCACGCACGGGAACCTGCGGGTACACCTCACGGCGGCCGTACAGCAGCTCCCAATCAACTTTTTCGCCCTGATCGTCCTCCCACGTCTCGCCCAAAGTGGTGTTGACGAAGGCAATCAGGTTTTCGCGGTTGTCCTTGACCTTGTCGAACTCAAGGACCATGTCCAGCCAAGTTGTGAAGGTGCTGTAAGCGGTCCAGACATGGAAGCTCACGACTATTGGGGACTGGCGCACCTGGTCCAGGGAGTTAAACCATTCGATGCCATCCCGAGTCCAGATGCCGGTGTTTTCACATATCCACCGCCCGCGGTGAGCGGCTTCGACCATCTCATGGTAAAGAACCACGCACTTGGTGTGATCGCAAACGTACCAGGCCTTTACGATCTCGCCCTGCTCGTCGCGGTCCCACTTAATCCCGAACTCGCAGTCTTTTCCGCCCCACTTCAAATGCTGCTCTTTTCCGCAGTGGGGGCATGGGATGTGGTACCGCAGGAGATAAGACGATTCCGCAGCGGCTTTTTCGATCTGGCATGTGCCCTTGATCTTTGGCGTCGAGCCGCGAATGGATTTGGGGAACGTTGCGCCCTCAAGGCGCTTATCCCCCAAGAATGTCGGCGCGCCTTCGCCTTCAATGTTCTGGTCAAAGTTCGACAACTCGTCGTAGATGACCTCATCGGCGGAAATCCGGCGATAGTTCCGACTGGCCTTGCCACCGCGGCACCAAAACATCTTGCTGTTCTGAAATCGCTTTGAGCTAAGAGAGCTATCCCGGTGCTTTTTGCCGTACCAGGGAGCCAGCTCGAGCAAGGTCGGCACATCTCGCACCATGGTTTCGACGTCTTGCTTCATCAGGTCTTCGGCGTCGTCATCAGTCGGCGAGTAAACCGCGACACTCCGGCGCTTGTGCTGAATCTTGAAGCCAACGTTAGCCATCAGCATCTTTGTGTAACCGACCCGGGCCGATTTCATCATGTTGACGACGCGAATCAGGTCGTTGCCCATCGCGTTCAAGGGGGCAATCTGAAACGGGGCGGTTTCCCACTTCCCTTCCTGGTAGGAAGACTCGGACGAAAGATAGAAATGCGTGTCTGCCCAAGCTACACAGGTCAGAGGAGGTTCCTTAAATAGCGCCTGCAGCCCTTTTTTGAATGCCTTTTTCAGGTCATTCATCCAAGGATGCGAGGTATTCATCAAGTATCTCCGGGAGTTGGTCGCCCAGTTCGGCGGCTATGTTTCGGGCCAGCGCGACTTCACGCTGCAACGCCTCGACATGACGCACATCGATATCGGGGTGTTTACGCTTGACTTTCAAGGCTACGGTGTCGAGCACCGAGCCGATTTGTGCAGAAATTTTGGCGAGAGCAAAAGTGCTGAACTCGACGGGAACGAGCGTTTTATCGGCAACTTGGTTTTTCTTTTCCTGGGCAATCCGCTGAGCAGCGGTCAAACCGCGCCGCTCTTCCATCAGCTTGTACTCGAGCAGCGGGTCTAAACCCTCAATATCAGGTGGGGTGGCTTCCACCTTTACCTGACCACTGCCAACGCCACGCAGATATGCGATGTAAGCGCTTCGGCAGGCATCAATGTCCATCCCGCCTCGGCCCTTAGATGCCGGTAATACGCCGTCTGCGATCAGATTTCTGATCTGACGGTCGCTCAGGTCCAAATGGGCCGCTACTTCTACCTGACTCGCCATTTTTCACCCGAACCGGAACCGGAACCGCCCCGCCCTCAAAAAAAGTCATAAATAGTGAAAGACCGGGGCTCGAATTACCCTCACCCCAGGGGGTGGGCCCAAAGGACCCTTTGTGGCACGCCAACTCCCCTCGTCGCTTTCAGCGCACCGTGCATAGACCATTCGAAGGCCTCAGCGCCGGCGGGTAGCCATCGCACGATCAAAAGCCTTGGCGAACTGCGCCGCCAGTTCATTGTTCGCGACCTGCTCGCCGATCCCGAAGAAGTCCAGGGCGCGGGCGTATCCGGGCTGGCTCACGAAGGCGAGCACCATCCGGATGTCGCCGCGCCGAGTGCCCGTGCGCTCAGCAACGCCCAGCGGCGTGCGACCTTTGCGCAGCACGAAGTATCGAAGGCGGTTGCCAGCGCTTCGCCGGCTATCCGTGCTGTTCTGTAGCCGGTCGCCCTGGGCACCGAGGCCGGATAGGATCTTCTGCAGTTGGCCGCGGCTGATGTTGCCGTACTTATCCAGCTTCATTCCCTTGCCGGGAACGACAAACTTGCCCTCTGGCAGGATCCCGCGACCGCGCAACAGCGCCTCGCTGCGCTTGTTGTTTCGCGGCCCGCCGTACACTTCAGGGGTAAGCCAACGGCTTGCCGGCGCTGCGCCGTCCGCTTCGTCCTTGATCCAGACCCGAGCCTCCAACCGCTGCCGTGTCGCGGGAATCAGGCGCAGGCTGTCCAGCGTGTACGGCGTTGGCCGGTCAAAGACCGTACGCATTTCGTCTTCGAGCCTGGCCTTTACCAGCTTGGCCGTCTCGGTGAGCGCGAGCACTGTGGCGAAAGGGATCTGGTTGCGCTCGATGTCGGTGAGTTCAGCAAGGCCGTCTGCCAGCCCGCGGGCCTGCACCTTAATCATTGATCAACCTCGCATGCGTGCCGGCCCCAATCAATCCTGTCTGGAGCGCCGGTCCACCTTGCCATCGCCCTTGCCGAAGCGAGGATCTTGCAGACATTGCTCGCAGCTCAGCTTGGAGCAGATCCACTTTTTGACCCGTGGCCAGTACGTGACCATGAACATATGACGCAGCCCCGCAAGGGCCAGAGCAACGTGCAAC